CGGCGTTCTCGGCCGCGACTTGGGCGTAGGCAGCAGTAATGCGGTCGTAGGTTTTCGAGATCCAAGCTGTCAGCCAATTTACAACTGCGACCGCTCCAAGGGTGCCCATCACACCGGCCAGCAGGTTCAAGTTGTCCGCCAGCAGGCCGATTGCGCCGGTCAGGATCGCGACGGTTCCACTTGCCTGGGCCTGCACGCCAATGAACTCCATGACGTTGTTCTTCAGCACCGTGAAGGCTCCGCCGATGGTCTGCACCTGCTTGGCTTCCGTGCGTAACTGCTCCAGCGCGTCGGGCAAGACGTCGGCCATTATCTTCGATGTGATCTGGCCTTCGGACGCCATCATGCGCAGCGCGCCGATAGGTACACCCATGCCGTCGGCCAGCGCCTTCATCAGGCGTGGCGCCGCCTCGTTGACCGCATTGAACTCTTCGCCGCGCAGAGTCCCGGAGGCGAAGGCCTGCGACAGCTGCAGCTGTGCGGACGCCGATTCAGCTGCCGTGGCGCCGGATACCTTAAGCGCCAGATTGACGGTCTCGGTGATCGCAGCGACCTGCTTCTGCTGCACACCAAGTTCACGCGTTCCGTTTGCGATCCGGGCGTACAAAGTGCCAGTTGCGGCCAGATCCTGCTGTGCCGCGTTGGCGATGCGGCGCACGTCATCAACGGCTGCCGCGTACTCGCGCTGCGACTGGGTGGCGAGCTTAATTTGGGCGTTGTATTTCGCGTACTCGTCGGCCATCCGGATGATGGCGCCGACGCCAGCACCTACGCCGATCAACTGAAGCGCCTGCGAGAGCTTGCGCGTCACCGCATCGAGGCTGGCCGCCTGCTGCTCGGCGCGCGCGCCAGAGTCGCGCATGCGGTCCATCGCCTGAGCAGCGTTGCCCGCGTCGGTCGAATCGATCCGGATTGCGAGAGTAGCGATATCAACGGTCATGGATGGCCTAAAAGAAAAGCCGCCCCAAGGGTGGCCGGTGTTTGTGGTGGGCGGCGCATGGCCGCCCTAATCGCCGGCCAGGTAGACCTGGTCCAGCGCGTCGATGCAGTCACCTTCGAATGGTGTGAGCCGGACGCGATGGCGCCGCTCCCAAGCCATGATCTGCTCGTCGGAGAGCGGGTTGGCCGACATGGCGCCGGCCGTGCGCTTCGCATTCATCTGGCAGAAGTAACCCCAGACGTGTTCTAGTTCGTATGGGATCGGCGGCACATCGAGTTGCGGCGGCATGATGCCGGTCTGCTCCAGCACCACGTTCAGGTGCCAGCGCAGCGTGCGGCCGTCTTTCTGCTTAGCGCTCAGCCTGAGCGAGGCTGCGGCATGCTCGACCAGCTGCCCCTTTAGATGATCAAAAAATTGGCATCTACTTCCAGCGCGGCGATGATCTTGTCAACCCACGAAGGGAATTTCGCGAACAGCGCGTCCAACGTCGCGCCAGTCAGCGGCAGCGGCTGGCCGGCGGAGACGAAGCCCGGGAGGCCGACCACGACCGCCTTCGCAATCTTCAGGTTGCGGTCTTCGCCCAAATCGAACAGTTGGCCGGCACCGGCGTCGGTCTTGCCATCGATCTGCTGCTTTTTGGTCTGGCTGCGTTTGATGGCCACGACCGAGGTGGCGCGGATTACAGCGCGATACTGGTCGCTGTTTTTGCCGACGATATCGAAGCCTGCGGCATGGTCGCCATCATCGTTGAACAGTACGCTGACGGTGTGGATCTTCTCGACCGGCGCCGCGCCGGTTGCCAGCAGCAGGTCGATATCGACGCCAGCCGCGACGGCTTTGGCGTTGGTTTGGGTGGTAGTGTTCAGTTCCATGGTATTGCCTTTCGCGTGGTTGAAAATGCCCGTGCGCGTCCGCCGCTCCACGCGAATGGAGACAGCGGACGGGCCGGTGCTGGGGTGGCTTTCGCCGAAATGGAAGCCCGGCGCAGGGCCAGGCTGAATGGGTTACACCAGGGTGGTGTCTTGCAGCAGGATGGTCGACTTGCCGGCGCCGGTACCAGCCGCGTTTGGTGCGGCCGTATAGTCGTACTGGCGGATGATTTCCTTATCGCCGGACTCGCCGCCGCCGAATACTTTCACATACGGCATAGCGATCACGAACGCACCGCCGATACCGTCGTCGAGGCGGTTGATCAGCGAGATCGACTGTTCCTGGTCGAAGTAGTCGTCCATCTCGCCATTCTCGTAGTACACGCTGATCTGGCCAGTGACGTCGATCATGTCCATGAACACATCCGGCGTAACGTTGGAGCCGACCACCTTGCCGACCGACGCGTTGCCGTTGATGTCGCAGCTGAAGTTCGTGCAGACCTTCGAGGCCTTGCCGTTGATGATGGCCAGGCCGGAAGGCGTCACCAACATGTCGCCGCCACCAGGTGCCGCAGGATTGGTGAAGTACTGGGTCACGTCCTTTTTTCGGTCTTGGCCCATGTAGGCGATCTCGGCGGAGACCTTATCATCGGCAGCTAGGCTGATGTTGACCGAAGCGACACGCTGACCGACGAAGCGGTACGACTCTGCGACGGCCGAGTACCATTTTTCAATGGTGTAGCTGTCGTTGGTGTGGCCAGTTTCCGGAATGTAGGTGATCTTACCCGGCACGGTGATGCCGATGCCGCTGGCGCTCGCAGCAGCAACAACGGTTTCTGCCACGGTAATTTCGGTCGCCGTCAGGGCAATGATGGTGAACAGCTTGCCGTTATTTGCAGCGCCGCCAGCGGTGAAGCCACTCGGCTTAAACAACATTCCCAGCGCCAGGCCATCGGCAATGAACGAGCCAGCCGAGCGCACGAAATGCGGTGCGGTTGCCGTCGCGGTGATGGTGAGCCCTGCCAGCGGCGTTACGACCGTCCAGTCGCGGCGCACGATCGACGCCAGTTCGGAATCGATCAGGCCCAGCGCCAGCTCGACGCCAATGTTGCCGTCAACGGTGCGGCCGCCGTGGCGCGCCATCGGGCGCTGGGCATTGGTCTGGATCGCGGCGGACTGGATCTTGTTCTTCTTCAGGGCGATGCTGTCGCTGACCTTGCGGAACTCACGCGCGCCGGCCGCACCCGGCAGCGTGCCGAATGCAGTTTCCTTTTTGCGGATAACCTTGGTCAGAACTTGGGTCTGAATAGTCATGGTGAAGCCTTTCTTCGGACGAAAAAAAAGCGCCCGAAGGCGCTGTTGGAAATGCGAGATGTGTGGCTAGCTGAAATCTTCAGCGGAATACTTGACGGAAATTGGGGTCATCCAGAATCCAGCGCCATCCGGGCGCGACTGCGCGATGGACGGCGTTTGGTTGATCCGGACGTTGAGGCCCAGCTTGGTGATGGTTGTCGGGCATTTGAACAGCGACTCGATGGCCTTGGCTAGATCGTCGCTGTCGCCAGTGCCTTCGTTTTCTGGCAGAAAGATTCCCACCTGGTAGATTCCGTGATACCGGCGGTGCTGCGCGCCTTGGCTCGGGTCCAGTGTGTCGGCCGGCATCAAGTCCGCGCGGATGTGGCGCTCGCCGACAACCGGCTTCTTGCCACGGTTCTCCAGGAAGACTGGGATTGCCGGCAGCTGCGCGGCGGCCCAAGCTTTGAGGTGACCTTCCAGCGCTGCGCGAATAATCTTGTTGCTCAATTCAGGCCTCGCACATAATTTTCCAGCGCCGCCGGTAGGTTGGCCAGCGTTACGCGCACCATGCCGCTCGGCGCCTGCTGGCTGTACCCGTATTCCAACCGTCCGGCGTACGGAAGATTGTTCACAATCCACACCTCACCGCCCGCTTTCACGCTGGTGACCTGGCCAGCCATGCGCGCGATGGTTGCGGCGCCCGACTTATCGAAACTCTCCAACGTTCCCTGCGGCAGAACTTTGCCGAACTGCCAGTTGGAGCGGAAGCGGCCGGTGTCCACCGGTGAGCCCAGCACGGTGCCTTGGGCAACCAGCACCACTGCCATTCGGTGAGCCTTGTCGATGTTGCCGCTGGTATGGCGGACGAAGTTGGTAAGATCCGCACTGAACGACCCGGCCATCAGGTTCCTCGCAGCTGGAGCGTGTACAGCACCGCCACGTCGACGGGTTCTAGCTTGCCCACGGTGATGATGGCGTAAAGCGCGCCGGCGATCAGCATCAGATCAGACACTGCCGGCTCGGGCAGCGGCTGGCCGTTCAGCTGTAGCGGTGACAGCAGCAACTCCTGGTCACCAGTTTGAATCAGCTTTCCGTCGATCCGGTCGGCCGAGTAATTCAGCTTCACCCCGGCAGCGGAGTAGTCCTGTACGTCGCGGGTCGGCTTGCCGGTGTCCGGATCATCGTCGCCCAGCACGATACGGCGCAGGGTGACGGTACCGCCCTTCTTCCGCAGCTTGGCGTCGGTCTCGCGGGCCTTCTTTACGTAGTCGGCCATCAGTCAGCCTTGAGGTGATCGTGCGGCGGCGTCTTCATGAACCGGACAGCTTTGATCGTTGCCTTGCCGTCGATCAAGGCGCGTAGCACGCGGTGCCAGCCGTCCATAATGAAGCCCTTCTCGCACAGGATAATCGGGTAGCTGGTATCAACGTCCAGCGCGCGGCGCATGTGGAACGCCAAACCAAAAGCCGAACCTTCGGGCGGCCAGACTTCGGCGCCGAGATGGATTGCAGCGAGAGGCAGGTCGAATGGGACCAGACCTTTCGCCTGCGAGATCAGGTTGGTGACAGTCCAGACCTTGCCATCTGCCGAATAGGTGTTCTCGTGTACTGCGCACCCTTCGATCTTCACCACTGGATACCCACTCATCCTCGCACCAACTTGATCATGCCGCTGCTGCCGGCGGTGCCGAAGAACGGCTGAAGCGATGCATCGACCGCCACGAAGCGCTCGCTGGCGTCAGTGGTGTTCTGGAAGTACTCCGTCTCCAGCGGGCCGGTCTTGTCGCGTTTGACTACGTTGGAGCCGGTGTCGAGATCAGGCATCAGCAATTCGCCGCGACCAGCGCGGAAGGCCAGATCGATGCAAGCGCTGATGACCTCGGCGGGGACAGTGGTGCTCAGCACCGGGAAGTCGTCCACACACACGCCCCAGCGCGGCCAGTCCAGAGCCTGCACCTGGTGGACGCGGCGGCCTGCCCAGCGCGCACGGTAGTTGGCAGTCATGAAGCGCGTAGCGTTCCGCAGCGCGACCTCCTTGACGCCCTCAGGCAGGTCAGCCCAATCAGCGATGCCAAGGGAGGCGCATTGCGCGTCTGCCTGCCCGACGCTGGCGTAGCTCTCGGCATTTGGCAGGCCGGCGCCGGTTTCGGTTGTGAGCATGGATTTCCCTCAGCCGCAAAACGCAGCTTAGACTTGTTATTTTATTTATATGATGTATGGTAAATACACGCGCCGTTAAAGCGGATACTTTCTTCGGGGGACTTATGAAATTATTTGTTGCATTGCTCACAGTATTGGCATCCATCAGCTCTCACGCCGCAGACCTCACTGGCAGCGTGACTTTCGAAAACGGACTCTACACCTACAGTTATGAGCTTTCAGCTTCAGATACGCCCATCTCGCAAGTCCTAGTACTCGTCAATAGCACTTCCGGCATCTATGAGCTGGCGCCAGTCTCAAGCACAAGCCCGGCCGGCTGGGTGCAAAATACCCAGGTTGGAATCGACCCAAACGGTACCGGCGATGTGACCTACTTCGGCTGGGATAGCCTGATCGGGCCAACTGCAAATCCAGTGTCCGGATTCTCGTTTACCACCAGTGCGGCGCCGGCTGCGCATCCGGTACCGATTACCTACCTGCTTTTCAGCCCGACGTACCAAGGCACGCCGGGCAGGCTTGAGAATTTCTATCTTGGGTCGGTCGTCGCGCCTGATTTTCTAATCCCTCGCTCCGTCATCCCTGAGCCGG